GTTCAACTTTCGTTCAAACTTCTACTACAACTGGTGGTTTCTATAACACACAAGGTGGTTGGTTTGCAACTTTAGGTACTGTTCTTCAGTCTGTATCTAACAAGATCTTACAAAAGACTCTTCGTGGTCAAGCTAACTTCTTAGTTATTTCTCCTCAGATCGCTACTATCATGCAGTCTATCCCAGGATATGCTTCTGATGCAGGTGCTGATCTTGAGAAAGTATTTAACTTCGGTAGCCAAAAGATCGGTTCTTTGAACTCTCGTTTCAAAGTATATGTTAACCCTTACTTTAGCAATAACGTGATCTTAATGGGTTACAAAGGTGCTCAGTTCCTTGAATCAGGTGCTGTTTATGCTCCTTATGTACCATTGTTGATGACCCCTCTTGTGTACGATCCAGAAACTTTCGTACCAAGAAAAGGTATCATGACTCGTTACGCTAAGAAAATGGTACGTCCTGAATTCTATGGTAAAGTTTATGTTAATGGCTTAAACGCCCTTGGTATTAACTAATCATTAGAATGATGATAATAAGAGAGTCGAGCGAAAGCTCGACTCTTTTTTTATATTTATAACAAACATTGTTGCATGAGGGAACCAAATCGTGAAAGAAAAAACGATATCAAAGCTATTAATGCTGTTCAATTAAATGAGGAGCAAAAAGAAGCAAAAAGGTTAATTGTAGAGAATCAAATAGTAGTAGTAACAGGCAGAGCCGGATCAGGTAAATCATTAGTATGTGCTCAAGCTGCTTTAGATTTTCTTAAGAAAAAACAAATTAGCTGTATTTACAATACAAGAGCAGCAATTGAAGTAGGTAAATCTTTAGGATATCTTCCAGGTGCATTAAGTGAAAAGTTTGATCCATATATGGAAGCACTTGTTGAAAATCTTAATAAATGCTGTTCAAATAAAAATGAAGTACCTGCTCTAATTGAAGAAGGCAAAGTAAAAGCACTACCAGTACAATTTATTCGTGGTAAAACAATCGATGATATTTTAATTGTAGAAGAAGCACAAAATCTAACTAAAGGTGAAATGCTAGCTATATTAACCCGTTTAGGTAAAACCGGTAAAATTGTCATAAATGGTGATAATGAACAAACCGATATTAAAACATCAACGGGTGAAATAAATGGATTGTCGTATGTTATTGAACTATCTAAAAAAATCGACGAAATTAAGTGGATTAAATTAAAAGAAAACCACAGATCGGACCTAGTCGGGAAAATACTCGAATACGAATACGGTAAATAATAACAAAAACAATATTTATAGCCAGTAATTTCTACAAAGTATGGCAGCAGGTAAATATTCGTTTATTATAGAACAGGGATCTACTACAGATTTCTCTATTACTTATAAAGACTCTAACGGAAATCCGGTAAATTTAACGGGATATGACTCTAAAATGCAAATTAGAGAGACATATACATCTGCTCCTCTTTTAACTTTAAGCAGTAGCCTAAACGCAGATGGTACTGGATTAAATATGACTAATGCTGCCTCGGGAAGTATAGGAATTTTTATAGCCTCTTGTACATCCTCATTATTAACTTTTAATGAAGCACTATATGACCTAGACATTATCTCAGGTAGTGATTGTCCTATAGTTACTAGGATTTTAGAAGGAAAAGTTAAATTAAGTAAAGAAGTTACCGTAGTAGACTAATGAGCCAAGTTGAAGTAAATACAATGGTTAACAGTGTTGATGTAAATGTATCAACAAATACAGTTGACATCGACAACGGTAATGGTAATATTCTTGTTATACCTCAAACATTAACTAACATTATTGAGGTTGTAACACCGGGACCACAAGGTCCTCCCGGCCCACAAGGACCACAAGGTCCCTCAGGCAGTATCAATATTGATACCGGCAGTTTTGTATTAACAAGTTCATTTGATAACTTTACCTCATCATATAATACAGGCTCTTTTACAGGTTCATTTGCAGGTGATGGAAGTGGATTAACTAATATTAGTGTAGATAGTGCTTCTTTTGCTACAAGTGCTTCTTTCGCTATAACTGCTTCTTTTGCTGCAACCTCTAGTTATTCAAGTAACATAAATGGCCTTACCAAGTATGTAGCATTATTTGATACTGAAAATAGCTTATCATCTAGTGCTATACACCAGTCAAATTCGTATAGCATTATAATCAATAGAGATTTTGGCACAGGCAATGCCCCAGAAGCTCTATTTGTATTCCAACCGAATACAGAATCTATAAACATAATTACTGCTGAAAGTAATGTAGATAATTATTCTCAATTTAATGTTAGAAATGAAAGTAGTGGAAATCTAGCATCATCTGATGTTGTTGCTACTGCAGATAATGGAGATGAGTTTATTAACTTTGTTAATATGGGTATTAACAGTAGTACCTTTACAGGTTCTATTGGTGGTCCTAATGATGCTTATGTATATTCTACGGGTAATGATTTAACAATAGGTAATGCTACTCCTAATAAACATATTCGTTTTTTTGTTGGTGGTGGTTTAGTTGAAAATTTCCAAAAATTTGTTTTAAATCCTGATGATCTCCATGAAATGACGGGATCACTAGATATAGAAGGATCATTAATTGTAGTAGATGGAATTACTGGTTCTTTATATGGTACTGCTTCATATGCTCTTGAAGCCGAAAATGCTATAAATTCTCAAACATCTAGTTTTCAATCAAACATATATTTTGAAGAAAATTACATAGCATTTTTTAATAGTAACAACACTATATCTTCAAGTGCTATATACCAATCTGGATCTACTATTATAATCAATAATACATCAGGTAGTATTATAGCTCCTGAAGCATTGTTTATATATCAATCTAATACTGAGTCATTTAATGCTGTAACAACTCAAGGAGAAGTAAATAACTATCTCCAAATTAATATCAAAAACACTAGCAATGGCCCTTCAGCTTCATCTGATATTGTTGCTACTGCTGATACCGGAGATGAAGAATCTAATTATGTCAATTTAGGTATTAATAGTTCAGGATATGGCTCTAATATAATTGGTGGAGCTTTAGATGCATACCTATACAATACTGGTGAAAATTTATACATAGGTAATGCAACTGAGGGAAAACAAATTGTATTCTTTAATGGTGGCTTTAATATAATAGAAAATGCTAGATTATGGATTCACGACCAAGGAACTATTAGCATTAATACAGACCAATATGACCCAATAAACCCAGCATCTCTTTGGATTGAAGGAATATCTGGATCAAATACATATAATTTAGTACAAGTTAAAGGTAATGTTGATAATTATTCTCAAGTAGGAATATCTAATGCAAATGCTGGAGTTTCAGCATCGGCGGATTTAGCATTATATAACAATATAGATCCTGTTGGACAATTAGCTGGATTTATTGATATAGGTATAGCTTCAACTAATTATGTAAGAGGTGATATATATCCTAGTGCAGCAGGTGATGCTTATGTATTTACTGATTCTCATCATTTAATTTTAGGTGCAACATCTGGTAGTGGAAATACAAAAGTAACATTATTCGCCGGTGGTATAAACGAAATTGAAAATGCTAAGTTAATACTGTTTGGTAATAATCAACATGAATTAACAGGTTCATTAGATATTAGTGATTTTTTATTAATTAGAAATGGTCTTACTGTACAAAACAGTGCTACCCAACAAGACGTATTTACTATAAGTGAAAGTGTAGTTCGCATAGTTCCACAAGCTTCTGCGCCAACAGGTTCAACAGATGCTGGGACTATTTGGTTTACTTCAACAGCAATGTATGTGGGCTTAGATTAGATAAATATTTATTATTAGACAAAACAACTATAAAACGACAAAATTTTAAAATAAATGGCAACTTGGAAAAAAGTCATAGTCTCCGGTAGTAGCGCCGAATTAGCTACATTACAGGTAGACAATCTAACATCAGGATCAGTTGTTATCGGTGGTGGTGTTACAGGCGATTTAACATCAACCCCTATTAATGGTACTGGTGATATTTTAGCAACTACTGGTGCTACAAGTGTTTCTATCTCGGGTTCCTTTAGTGGTTCTTTCCAAGGTGATGGTAGTGGATTAAGTGGTATTTCTGCTTCATTCTTATCAAATGCATTGTCACAAGGAGCAGGTATTGTTCCTTTTAGCTTTGATGGTACCGCAGCTCGGACTGTAGCTGTTAGTGGTGCTGCTCAATTAACTAACGATCTTATTGTTAAATGGAATTCGGCAGATGGTAAATTTGTAAATTCTAGTATAACAGATAATGGTTCTATACTTAGTGGTGCTTCATCAATCCAATTAACAGGAGCTTCTTCAGTATTAACAGGTTCATTTACAGGTTCATTTGCTGGTGATGGCAGTAACTTAACAGGCATTGCTACAGTATTAGCAGTATCCGGTTCTACAGGTGATGGTACAGTAAATTTAAAGACCCAAGCATTAACTATTGCTGGTACTGCTAATGAAATTGAAACATCAGTAGCCGGTCAAACAGTAACTATTGGTTTACCTAATAATGTTACTATTGGAGGTAATTTAACAGTTAATCAAGACTTAACAGTATTAGGTACAGCATCTTTCCAAAACACAGTTAACTTAGAAGTAGCTGATAGATTTGTATTGTTAGCTTCTGGTTCAAATACTGCAGGTGATGGTGGTATTATAGTACAACAAGATACTCAAAATGTAGGTGAATTATTTGCTTTTGATAGTGGAGCTACAAGATGGGCATTTACAGGCTCATTTAACGCTGCCAGCAGCTCATTCACACCAGATGCTTTTGTAGCGGCTGCTTTAGTAGGAGCAAGTACAGATCCAACAGCAGTAGCTTCAAGATACCAAGCAAAAGGTAATATATTTATTGGCACAGATGAAAATATTTGGATTTATTCATAAAACATTTTTAAAACTAGTTATGGGATTATTAGATAAAATTAACCAACAAAAAGGTATACAACCACAAAATACAGAAACTCTAGCTCCTGACCAATTAAACACTCAGGAACTAGAGTTTTTACTTATGTTGTTAAAACAAACAACATTTAAAGGCGAACATGTAGAATTAATTTACAATACAGCTTTTAAACTCCAAAACCAACACACCAAAGTAAAAAATAAATAGTTATGGATCTATTCTCAGTAGATTTCACTCTTAATGAATTAATTTTCATGCGTCAAGCATCTGATGTTGTAAACATTACGGGTAAAGATGCAAAATTTCTAGCTAATTTGCAAAATAAATTAGAACATGAAATTACAGAAATTAATAACATGATGAGCGAAAAAAAAACCGCGGAATTAGAAAAAGCAATCGCCCTCGACAAGGAAAGACAACAAGCCAAGAAATAGTTTAGCATATTTATTGTGGAATATTGCTGGCCCTAACGGGAAGTAGGCATATACACGGCATAAGTGTATGTATCTAACCGCAATAAAAACAAAATATTTGATATGCCAAACTGGAAAAAAGTCATTGTATCAGGCTCGAATGCTAGCCTAAACTCTCTTACTGTCGATAATGGTATAACCGGCTCCTTGTTTGGCACAGCATCGTTTGCTGTATCGGCTTCTCAAGCAATAACTTCATCATTTATAACGAGTTCTAATGTATTTGGTCCTTATGGCTCAAATAGTATTTTAAGTGCTTCCTATGGTACTACATCATCATATGCTACTACATTTAACGTATCAAATTCATTCACAGCTAGTGGATTATTATATCCTATAGCAGATAATGGTGAAGAATCATTTATACAAACAGATGGTAATGGTACTTTATCATTACAATATGTTAAAACAATATATGAAGAAATATACAACGGTGAAGTTACCACTATAACAAAAGGAACACCAGTATATGTTTCAGGTTCTATAGGAGCTGCTTCTATAGTTTATGTAGCAGATGCAGGTAACGCTTTAAAAATGCCCGTAGTCTATATTACAGCAGATACTATTGCACCGGGAGGAACAGGTAGGGGTATAGCATTAGGTTTAATTAAAGGTGTTGATACAACAGGATACCCTGCAGGAACAGAAATATTTATAGGTGTAGGTGGTGGTTGGACTTCAACTCGCCCTACTGGTTCTGCCATAATCCAAGTATTAGGATACGTAACTAAAGAAGGAAGTGGGGGGCAAGGAGTAGTATTTAATTCAGGTCCATCTAATTTACCAAACATACAACCAGGATATACTTGGATAGGAGCTTCAAATAATTATCCAACAGCAGTATCAACATCTTCATTATTTGTTACTTCTGCTTCTTACTCAATAACATCTTCATATGCTGAAAATTCAGCTCCTAATTTTATAGATAATTTTATAACTGTAGGTTTACCTGGCAGTGATACTGATTATAATTCAATTAAAACTGCTGTAGATAGCATTACAGATGCTTCTGTAAATAATACTTATACTGTAAAAGTATACCCTGGTGTTTATATCGAAGATACAATTACAGTACCTTCTTATGTAGCAGTTAAGGGTGAAAGTTCAACATCAACTGTTGTATCTGCTTCTAACCCAAGTGCTAGCATATTTATAATGTCAGACCAAACTATGGTCATAGATATGCAAATACAAGGTGCTACTGCTCCTGGTGTTTCTGCAATTTATTATTCATCTGCTACAACACCACAAACAAATGCAATTGCATACGCAGAAAATATTCGTTTTGGTACCAACTATACAAATGCAACTTGTGAAGGTTCTGGAAGTGGAAACTGTATTTTACAATGTTCCAATGTAAAATATGGTGGATTCACAGATGCTAGTGTAAAATCATTTGATATTGGTTTCCATGTAACAGGCAGCAATGGTAGCATAGGTAGAATGCAATTACGTAACGTAACTTCTACAAATGGTGGTATAGAAGGTTCTGATCCAAATCAAATATTTGCCCTAGCCGACGCTCCTGGTTGTGCATTCATTGTTAATGGATGTTTATTAACAAGAGCAGTAGGATCTTCTCTTGGAACCGGATTTAAAGTATATAATGGTGGTGTTTTAAGATTAACAGGAGTTAACTTCCAAAGATGGACTAATGGTATTTGGGCTCCTCAAACAGGATCTGCTCCAAGTATTGATGCTATTGCTCTTAACTTTGAAAACTGTACTAGAGATGTATTTATTGAACATACTGGATCAATAGGCAAAGTTCAAGGAAACGATACATTTTTAAAAACAATTATACCATATGAAGCTCCTTTATATGAGGTTAATACTGATCAAAGAAAAATAACTGTAAACAAAAAAGGAGGCGATTTCACCTCTATCAGCGCTTCAGTTGCTTACATTACTGACTCCTCAGAAAATAATAGGTATGTAATTGAAGTAGGTCCTGGTCAATTTATAGAAAAAGAAATTGATTTAACAGGAAAACCATATATTAGTATAGTAGGTTCTGATATACAAACTACTGAAGTTATAGCTTCAGGTAGTAACCATAACATATTTAAATTAGGTAATTCTAATGAATTATCTTTTATGACAATACGAGGAGCAGGATCTGGATATGCTGCTATTCTTTGTGAAAATATAGATGGATTTTCATTAGTTCATAAAATATCAATTTATGAATCTGATTATGGTGTAAAAGTAATAGGTACCTCTGCTCCAACTCAATTCTTTGGTGAGTATGTAGATATTAATGGTTCTTTTAGCTATGGTACTTATGTATCTGCTAGTGGAGGGATAATGGCTAATGCCAACATGGAAAACTACTACCTATTCCCTTCAGGTACTGTTTCTACAGGTAATTATGCTATAGGAAGTGGAGCTGAATTAGATCTATATACTTCTGTGTTTGCAGGAGATTCAGTGTCTGGTTCTAGTGCAATTTATTTAGCAGATAGAGCTATAGCTGAAATAGCTGGACTTGATGTTCAAAATTGGGAATATGGTATACAAGTACCTAATATAGGAAACGCTCCTACTTTTAGAGTAGTAGGAGGAATGATTCACGATTCTCTTACTTATGATTTATACATACAAAAAACAGGAACACAAGGTCGTTTTCAAGGTATAGCAGATCATAGTAAAATAAATAATGTAAGTAGTGAAGTATATTGGAATTTCTTAGATGATGCTGACGGTGAAAATGACGTTACTCGTAAATTATCCGTAACATTTGCTGATGGTACCCACACAGATGCTACAACTCTTATATTTAAAGGATCCCCAATGGGGGTAATGCAAGGTGGTACTTTATCTGTTTCTGGTGGTTTAACAATTAACGTAGCTGCTGGTTTTGGTTATTTACAAAACTCCTTAAATCTAGATGTATACGAAAGAATAGATTGGAGTAATAGTACTTTAATTTTAGCAGCTAATACAAACAACTATATTTACTTTAATGATAATTCAATATTATCAGCTGCTGGGTCTGTTCCTGATAATGCAACTAATATTATATTAGGTCGAGTAGTAACTAATGATACTACAATAGAATTTATAGATCAAAGCCCATATGATGGAGAACATATGTCTAATAAAATCTCCACATTTAATAGAGAAGCCTTAGGACCTGTATATTCTCAAGGTTCTATTGTAACAGCAGATACTACTCCTTTTCAACTAGATGTAACCTCAGGTGTCTATTTCTTCTCAGAAAACCAATTTACTCCTGCTGGTACCTCTTCTATTAATTTAAATCAATACTATACAAGTGGTTCTGGATGGGCAACATATACTTCATCACTTGTACCTAGTAGTGTATATGCTTCTGGAAGCCAATTAATTCCAATGTCTGCTTCTTACTATACTAAACATATAGTATTTTTGGTAGGAGATGGAGCTAATGAAAAATACTTTTTAGTAGTTAATAATAACCAATATTCAACATTAGTTGAAGCAGAAGGAGCTAATTTACCAAACATACCAAGTTACTTTAATGATGGTGTTGTATCAATAGCTGCTGTCTATGTACAGTCAGGATCTGCTAACATAACCCAAATTGAAGACATACGTCCTGTAATTGGTTTCCAAGCCTCCGGAGTTAATGCCTCTGCAGTACACGGTAACTTGTTAGGATTAAGTGCGGATGATCACCCTCAATACTTGCTTGTTGATGGTGGAAGACAAATGTCTAATGATTTAGGTCTTGGAGGAAATGATCTATATAATATTAGCTCTATTACTGCTTCTTTTATAACAGCTAGTATAGCAAATATTACACAAGTAACAGGCTCATTATTTGGAACTGCTAGTTTTGCTGTATCTGCTTCTCAAACTCTAAATGCTAATACAGCATCGTATATTAATCCACTTACTCAAAGTGTAATAATTACTGGTTCATTTAGCTTAACAGGTTCACTTTCAGTAACAGGTTCAATAACAGGTAGCACAGATATTCTTATAAGAAGTGCCACATCAGAACCTATAACAATAGGTAGAGCATATTATTCCGCTAGCACTGGAAATAATTTAGTTTTTGGATATGCAACACTCAGAAGTGCTAGTGCAGGAACTAACCGTAATATAGCTATAGGAGATTATACATTAGCTGAATTAGTTTCCGGAGTTGAAAATGTTGCCGTAGGATATGGTGCTTTAAGATATGCAACTAATAATAGAAATACTGCTGTAGGTGCTTATGCTTTGTTTTACACAACAGGGTCTACTGGTTTTAGAAATAATGCATTTGGTGCTTATGCATTAGCCTTCAACACTACAGGTGAAGTAAACAATGCTTTTGGTTCCTATGCATTGTACAGAAATACATCAGATGATTATAATGCTGCTTTTGGTGATTTTGCTTTATACAATATGGTAAGCGGATCTTCTAATACGGCACTTGGACAAGCTGCTGGTTATACATTAAGATCAGGTAGTAACAACGTCTTTGTAGGAAGGACAACAGCAGAAAATTTAGGAACAGGTAGCAATAATACTATAGTAGGCTATATGCCTGGTTTTGGAATGGCTTCTGGTAGTAATAATACTATATTAGGTGCTAATATAAAAGGATTACCATCTACTCTTGATAATAATATTATTATTGCTGATGGTAGTGGTAATATTAAAATACAATTTACAAGTGGAAGTAACGGTACAGGATCTATAGCTGTTTCAACTATAATAACAGGCTCATTGCATGTAACAAGTTCATTAGGTGTAGGTACAACAGGATCCGCTGTTGTAGGTAGGATTGATGCTACAAATGATGTTGTATCTTTCTCTACTTCTGATAGAGCACTTAAAGAAAATCTTAAGCCAATTGCTAATGCTTTATACAAATTAGATAATATACAAGGTTATACCTTTGATTGGAAAGAAGATGAAGACTTAATAGCAATGCATGGGTTTAGAGGTCGTGATATAGGAGTTGTAGCCCAAGAAATTGAGGAAATATTACCTGAAGTAGTAACAACTAGAAATAATGGGTATAAAGCAGTTAAGTATGAAAAATTAGTTCCTTTCCTTATACAATGTATTAAGGAACTTAAAGACGAAATAAATGAGCTTAAAGGCATTGAAAAACCTAAAAAAACTCGCAAACCTAAAACAAAAAATAAACCAGAGTAATTTAATATTTATACCAAAATAACAATAGATGGCCAATATTCCTGTATATGCTGGTAGTTCCTCGTTTTTTCCTGGGGATACTGCCTTTGGTTTCTACGATTATCAATATGATTTTCAAGTAGATGCCGATGCTGTTGTAACTTTTGTTACAAGGCGACTAGGATGGCCTATTGAAGTTGTAGAATTACAACCAGTTCAAATATACACAGCTTTTGAAGAAGCTGTTACAGTATATGGTAATGAAGTCTACCAATTCCAAATTAGAGAGAACATGCTCTCTATGGAAGGAAACCCAACAGGTTCTGGTCCGTTTAACCAATTACTAATGACTCCTTCACTTGGAGGAATGATTAGAATTGCATCTGATTACGGAGAAGAAGCAGGCGTTGGTGGTGATGTTACATGGTATAGTGGTGCAATACATTTACACGCTCTTACACAATCATATGACTTAGATACATGGGCTTTACAATCAGCATCACTTGCTCCTGGAGATTATATTGAAGTAAAGAGAGTATTTTTTGAAGCACCTCCAGCTGCTTTAAGATATTTTGATCCATATGTTGGTATAGGATATAGCTATGAGGGTTTACTTAATAGCTTTGGTTTTGGAGCCTACTCTCCTGCCATTACCTTTATGTTGATGCCTTTGTTTTTTGACTTACAAAGAATTCAAGCAATTGAATTAAATGATCAAATAAGAAAAGCAGCATTCTCTTTTGAAATTATAAATAACCAACTTAAAATATTCCCTATTCCTTTAATTGACTATACTTTATGGATCCAATATGTTAAAGGAAGTGAAAGAGATAGTGTTGTAGGAGGAAGAAGTGCAAGTGGATCTGCTCAAACAAATCTTATTACAAATCCTTCAAATGTACCTTATATAAATCCAAACTACAACTATATTAATTCAATAGGTAGAATGTGGGTTTATCAATATACATTAGCATTATGTCGTGAAATTTTAGGATATGTAAGGGGTAAATATTCAACAGTACCTATCCCTGGATCTGAAGTTACTCTTAATCAACAAGATTTACTTACAGATGCTAGATCAACAAAAGAAGCATTATTGTTGCAATTAAGAGAAACACTAGCAGAAACAGGAAGACAAAAACAACTTGAAAAACAAGCAGCAAATGCTGATAATTTAAACAAAACATTAGCTAACGTGCCAATGGGCTTTTACATATTTTAAAATGATATCATTACAAACTATATTAAACGAAGCAACATTTGAGACATCTTTTGTACAAGTAGTCATCAAAATGAGAACCGACTTTAACTTTACAGAAATATACAATCAAATTCGTGGTATTAGAGATGTAGTTGTAGTTAAAGTAATTGATACCGAAAAATTAGACGCTGCTTCAACTGATGATTACAAATATACCTTACTTGAAATAAAATTTATTTCTGAAGGTAATGCAATAGATACTATCAAAATGATCAAACATGAAGCTCTAAAAATACCAGGACTATTGAAGTTTTATGTTAGAACAAAAACATTATTAAAAATTAGAAATTACTAATAATGGCTCTATACGGTAGTGCTCGCGATATTTCATTTTTTCATGTTATCAACACTGAGTTGATACATAACATTATTGAGCAAAATATAGGATATTATCAAATATCATTACAAGAAACTCCTCAAAATGTTTATGGTGAAGCAGCTAACGGTACTAAAATGTATCTTCCTCCTGTATTGATTCAATGCTTAATTGATAGAGGAGATTATGAAGGTAATTATGATAGTTTAGGTCCTGATATTACAAGAAATTTTGGATTTAGATTTTTACGTAGTGATTTAGTAGTACAAAATGTAGTACCTCAAATAGGTGATATTATATTATGGAATAATGATTATTATGAAGTAAATTTAGTAAACGAAAACCAAGATATAGTAGGTAAAGTACCTCAATACAATTATGGAGGAGAATATCTAGATAATTTTGGTGCAAGTTTTTCTATTATATGTTTTGCTCATTATGTTTCTCCTGAACTATTAGGTATAACTCAATCTAGATAATGCCAAGACAACTACCCATATTACCAAACACACCAGCTGAAAGAGTAAGAGATCAAATTGATCCTTATATTCCTGGAACTCAACCTTTTTTACCTGAGGAACAAATTACTCGTGCAAATCAAATTTCGGTTGATATTGAAAATGATATCAAACCGTTTACTATTGGATTACAAGATATAGATGAAGCTGTATTTTATTATTTCAATAATGTAATTAAACCTACTGTAATTCAAAATGGTAATAAAGTTAGTGTTCCTGTAAGTTATGGTTCTCAAGAACGTTGGGTTTCTATTCAACAAGATGGATATTGGAGAGATAAAAATGGTAGAATCATGTATCCTATCATTATGGTGAGGAGAACAGGATTTGAAAAAAATAGAACACTAGCAAATAAATTAGATGGGAATAATGTAAATAATTTTGCTGTCTCTAAAGCAAGATATAATCAACAAAATCAATATACACCATTTGATATACTAAATAATTGGACCCCATCTGATAAATTCTATCTAACCCCAGTACCTGACTATATCAATCTGACATATGATTGTATTGTGTTTACAAATTACATGCAGGAAAACAATAAAATAATTGAATCAATAGAATTTGCTTCTGATTCATATTGGGGAGATAAAAATAGATTTCAATTTAGAACATACATAGACAGATTTGATTCAACAGCTGAATATTCTGTAAATGAACAACGTGTTGCAAGAACAAATATGAGTATAACTTTATATGGTTATATTATCCCTGATACAATGAATAAAGATATGGCTACAAATGGTAAACGTCAATTCTTTTCTAAATCTACTGTTACAATTACAAACGAAGTAGTTAAGAACATCGACAACATAAGAGCAGGAAATCTATAAAAATTTGGTTATTTTATAAAAAGTTATTATCTTAAATTATGTTTAAAAAATTCAAAGAAATAGCAAATGCCTGGATAACAGCGGCTAATCCTAGCCCCGAGGCTCTTGAAAAAGCTAAACATAGGGCTCAGATATGCAATGGTTGTGAGCATCGTAAGCAAAATACTACGCTTATTGATTTTTACTATTGCAATTTATGTGGGTGTCCACTAAATAAAAAGATATTTGCTGAAGATAAAGAGTCATGTCCTGAAAATAAATGGATTAAATAACTAAGTAACAAATATTTATTACTGATTAAACGTTTAAATCAGTAATGCCGTTACAGTTAACAGGATCTATATCACTTGACGATGTTAGAAATGAATTGGGTATACCGGCCCAAGCACCATTTTCTCTAACTAGCGCATCTTTAGGTGAATATGTACCTTTAAATCCTTATTCACCTTATCAACCTGATTCTAGCGCTCCTTTTAGATTGAGCAGCTGGTATGGGTATGATCAATTTACACCTCCACCAACACCTTCAAGAACTGTTACTCCATCTGTAACTGTAACTCCTTCTATTACTCCATCAATTACACCAACTCGTACAATTACTCCATCTGTTACTATTACACCTTCCGTAACAGTGACACCTTCTAGTACTGTTACACCGTCTGTTACAATTACACCTTCTATTACACCAACAAGAACTGTAACTCCAAGTGCTACTGTTACTCCTACAGTTACAATCACTCCATCAATAACGCCAACTAGAACTGTTACACCATCTAGTACTGTTACTCCTTCTGTAACTGTAACTCCTACAATTACACCTTCTAGCACTGTTACTCCTTCTGTAACTGTAACTCCAACTGTTACAATAACACCATCAATTACTCCTTCTAGAACAATAACACCAAGCGCAACAATAACTCCTTCAATAACAGCATCTCCTACTGTTACTCCTTCTAGAACAATAACACCTACAGTAACTGTTACTCCTTCTATTACACCATCTAGAACAATAACACCAACTGTTACTGTAACTCCTAGTATAACTGCTTCTCCAACTGTTACTCCTAGTTCTACTATTACTCCAAGTGTAACAATTACACCATCTATAACACCAACACGAACAATTACTCCATCTAGTACTGTTACTCCATCAGTAACAATAACTCCTAGTATTACTCCAACTAGAACTATAACTCCAACAACAACGATTACACCTTCAATTACACCAACTAGAACAATAACTCCAAGTTCAACTATTACTCCATCAGTAACTGTAACACCATCAATTACACCAAGTAGAACTATAACACCAACTGTAACAATAACTCCTTCAATTACACCAACTCGAACTGTAACTCCATCATCTACCATTACACCTAGTGTTACTATTACACCGTCAATTACACCTTCTAGAACAATAACTCCTTCTGTTACTATTACACCTAGTATAACAGCATCTCCAACTGTAACACCAAGCAAAACTGTTACACCATCAGTAACAATTACTCCTAGTATAACGGCTACTCGAACTGTAACACCAACAGTAACAATAACACCTTCGATAACACCTTCAAGAACTATTACTCCTAGTGCTACTGTTACCCCTAGTAAAACTGTTACACCATCAATTACACCAAGTAGAACAATTACTCCAACTGTTACTATTACACCGTCAATTACACCTTCTAGAACAATAACTCCTAGTTCAACAGTAACACCATCTATTACAATTACACCTTCAATTACACCAACTAGAACTATAACTCCATCTGTTACTGTTACACCATCAATAACTGCTTCTCCAACTGTAACACCAAGTAAAACTGTTACACCTTCTGTAACAGTAACTCCAAGTATTACTCCAACTCGTACTATTACTCCTACAGCAACAATAACTCCATCAATTACACCGACAAAAACAGTTACACCTTCAGTAACTGTTACACCAACTCGGACTGTTACTCCTAGCATAACACCATCTAGAACAATTACACCAACAGCTTCTATAACACCTTCAATTACACCAACTCGAACAATAACACCAACACGGACAATTACTCCAAGTATAACAGCATCACCAACAGTAACTCCTAGTAAAACAATTACTCCAAGTGTAACTGTTACACCGTCTATAACACCGACAAAAACAGTTACACCTTCTGTAACTATTACACCATCAATTACCCCAACTCGGACTATAACACCGACAAAAACAGTTACACCTTCTGTAACTATTACACCATCAATTACCCCTAGCAGAACTATAACTCCTACAGCAACAATAACCCCATCAATTACTCCAACACGAACAATTACTCCAAGTGCTACTATAACACCAACAAGAACCATTACCCCGTCTATAACACCTTCAAGAACTATTACTCCAACAGCAACAATTACTCCTAGTATAACACCTACTAGAACTATTACACCAAGCTCAACTATTACTCCTAGTAAAACTGTTACTCCTAGCATAACACCTTCAAGAACTATTACTCCAACTACTACTATTACACCATCTATAACACCTACTCGGACAATTACACCAACAAAGACAGTTACACCTTCAAGAACTATCACACCAACTATAACACCTACTAAAACAATTACTCCTAGTATAACAATAACTCCATCAATTACTCCAACTCGGACAGTCACACCAACAAAAACAGTTACTCCTAGTAAAACTGTTACTCCTAGTATTACTGCTACTCGGACAGTAACACCAACAGTAACAATAACACCGTCTATTACTCCAAGTAAAACAATTACACCATCTGTAACTGTAACACCTTCAAGAACTGTTACACCAACTAGTAGTATAACTCCCTCAATAACACCTACTAAAACAATTACTCCTAGTATAACACCTTCTTTAACAAGAACTGTTACTCCGACAAAAACAGTTACTCCTTCTATTACACCAACACGGACTATTACTCCTACAATTACTCCGACAAAAACAGTTACACCTTCTCCAACTATAACACCAACTAAAACTATAACACCAACTAAAACTGTTACTCCAAGTATTACTGCTACTCGGACAATAACACCAACGGTAACAATAACCCCATCAATTACTCCAACTCGGACAATTACACCATCTGTTACTATTACTCCTAGTAGAACAATAACACCAACAGCAACAATAACTCCAAGTATTACTGCTACTCGTACTATTACTCCTACAATTACTCCGACAAAAACAGTTACACCTTCTCCAACTATAACACCTTCAAGAACAGTTACACCAACACGGACTATTACTCCATCAATTACACCATCTAGAACAATAACACCAACTGTTACTATTACTCCTAGTATAACTCCAACTCGGACAGTTACACCAACAAAGACAATTACACCTACTAAAACAATAACGCCAACAGCAACTATAACTCCTAGTATAACTGCTACTCGGACTATAACTCCTACAATTACACCTACAATTACAGCTACAATTACACCAACTAAAACTATTACTCCATCAATTACACCTACAAGGACAATTACACCATCTTCAACTGTAACACCATCAAGAACTATTACTCCAACACGAACTATTACTCCATCAATTACACCTACTAAAACAATAACGCCAACAGCAACTATAACTCCTAGTATAACTGCTACTCGGACTATAACACCAACTCGGACTATAACACCATCAAGAACTATTACTCCAAGTATCACTCCAACTCGGACTATAACACCATCAAGAACTATTACTCCAAGTATCACTCCAACTCGGACTATAACACCATCAAGAACTATCACCCCTACTCGGACTGTTACACCATCAAGAACTATTACTCCAACACAAACTGCTACTCCAAGCATAACAGTTACTGTTTCAAGTGGGGGAGTTAGTACTGTGTGTGTAGCTGGAGCAGGTACTTCTGTTGCTAATGGAACATATACACAAAATGGAACCACTAATGGTAGACCAAGATACGTAAAAAACGGAGATACAAATTTAAGAATACAATATAGTGGAGGTTGGGGGATTTATGATTTTAACGTATCGTTAGTATACTATGAAAGTTATGAGGATGTATCATTCCCTTATCAAGCAATAACATGGGTAACATTTGATGGAATTGCCCCAGTACCTACAGTAACTCAAGGAGATTGTGTTGCAACATCACCAACACCAACAGTTACAATCACAGCAACACCAACTGTTACTCCTTCAACTTCAGGAGTTAATAATAATAGTGTTTGTATAGCAGGAGCAGGAACAACCTTAGTTAATGGAACTTATGCAGTTGTTGGAACAATTAATAGTAGAAATGCTTATGATTTCGGTACTCTTAGAATATCATGGAATGGAACTAACTGGCAATTAAGAGATACATCAACTCTTACTTTATATTATTCTAGTGGAGACAATGTAACATACCCATGGCAAATAACTACATGGGTTGCTGTTAATGGTGTATCCCCTGTACCTACTGCTACTGAAGGACCTTGTGCTGGTGTTACTCCTACACCAACAGCTACACTTACAGCAACACCAACACCAACAAGAACTATTACACCAACAAGAACTATTACACCAACAAGAACTATTACACCAACACGGACACGTACACCAACTGTTACACCAACACGAACATTAACACCATCTATTACTCCAAGCCAAGGTGGGGGTGCTATTGTAAGAACATTCTTTGAATCACCATACACTGCATCAAGATCAGTTAGATCTTCTACTACATATCTTAATATAGCAAACGTAGAAGTAATAGGTTCTGCAGGAACCAATAGTGTTATCTTCTGGATGGGTAATATGGATAACAGTGCTACTGATACAGATGTAAGAATGAGACTTACAGGATCACGGGCTACTACTGTTATCCAATTAAATAATATGGAACCTCAAGACACTACAGACAGAATATCTGTAGGAGGTATGTTACCATATGATAGTGATAATACACAACGGTGGACAATTCAAGAATCAGGAGAAGATTCAGGGGAGGATCAAGGCTATTCAGGATATGCAATGGCTGCTTTAAGGTTAGTAGCATCTGATACATATAGCTCTAGTTCAGCAGCATCAAATACTACAAGTACAACTTATGCAACTAAAACTGGAGTAACAGTACCTGCAGGTACTTATATTATTGTAGGTTCTGCTGCTATTGGTTCTAATAGCACAGCAGGTAATCCTAGATTCAGAATATTTGATGGTACAACTAGCTATGGTGAAATGACAGACGTATTCTTACAAGATGCTTCTAATCGTTCTCCATTCTGGCATGTATTTAGGAAAACAGTAGCAAGTAATACAACATTTAATTTACAATATAGAGGTGATGGTTCTAACCAAGGTATTATGTTACAAGCTAGTATGTTAGCTTTAGATACATCTCAATTTGAAAATGTGTATTATGGTGAAAGTATAAGTCCTTTCTCTACTACTAGTACTTCTTATGTAAATGCTTATAGCACAACATTTAATATAGTAAATCCATCAAACAAACACCTATTATTAGCAAGTGCTTATCTATCAGGCAGTAGCACAGCCTCATCATTTGCATGTAAACTCCGGAACACTACAACATCTACTGACTATTGCGTTCAACAATTCCGTGAGCCTAATGCAACTTCAGAAAAACTACCTACTGTAATATCTCGGATAGTAACTTTCTCTGGTACTTCAAATACAATAGCTTGGCAGCTTGATGTTGAAGCTAGTGGTGCTCGGGGATATCTAAGTGATATGACAATTGTATTATTAGATCTAGGAACTACTTAAAAGTAGTTTGGATATGTAAGAAAAAAATATTATATTTATAACAAACAAAAAACTCAAAGTTATGATTAAACAATCAAAAAACGGACAAAAATTAACAGCTGAAGAACTTAAAGAATTTAAAGATGTATATGAAGGTTCTCAAAAAGCAGTATACGATCTGGGCACACTAGAGATTGAAATTAATAGGCTTAAAAAAAGACTTGATGAAGTAAATGGTGAACGTATTGATCTATTATCACACATTGACGTTCTTGCTGAAAGACAAGCATCACTTAGTGCTCAATTAGGCGATAAATACGGAATGAAAACAGTAGATTTAGAAACTGGCGAACTTAAATAACCCTAATTTAGTTTTGTAATGGTTTTAGAATATTTATAGCTAGACAAAACCTATCAAAATTAAATAAAAATACAAAATGGCAGAAGCAATTATCTCCCCTGGTGTATATACCAATGAAAATGACCAGAGTGCTGTATCGCAAGGTCCTGTTGTGGTTGGCGCCGCTATTGTAGGTCCAACTGTAAATGGCATTCCTTATGTACCTACTATTGTTACCTCTTATAGTGATTATATCGCTAAGTTTGGTACTACCTTTGAAAATGGAGCTAGCGGAGTAGCAGAATATTTCACATCTATCGCTGCAAAAAATTACTTTGAAAATGGTGGTAACACCATGCTAGTAACTAGAATTACAAACGCTGGAACAGGCAGTTCAGCATTATCTAGTTTTGCATCAGCAAGTGTACCTTCAAGTGGTGCTTTAGCAACTAGCTTTACCCTTGAAACTTTAGCTTGGGGTGCTCAAATGAATAACGAAGGTGGTACTGTAGTATCAGGTGCTTTACCAAGTGGTAGTGCTCAAAATGTTCGTTGGGAAGTTAACCAAGTTAACTACACTAATGGTACATTTACCTTATTAGTTAGAAGTGGTGATGATACTAATGCTCAAAAGAATATTCTTGAAACATGGACTAACTTGTCTATGGATGTTAACCAACCTAACTATATTGGCCGTGTAATTGGCGATACTAAACCTGTTTACACTTATTCTGCTGCAGATGGTCAAGGATATATTGAATACAATGGTGATTTTCCTAATGCTTCTAGATATATTAGAGTAGCTACTGTTCCTCAAGCTCAATATAACACATTCAATAATAATGGATTTTATCAAGCAGGAGACTACAGCTCTAGCTTACCAGCTCTTGGAAGTGGTTCTGTAGATGGTGCTTTTAATGGTGGTGTTGTAGATACTAGCTTATCTAGAAACATGTTTGAAAACATTATTAGTGGTGTAACTAATGCTCAAGGATTTACAACTGCTGATTATGCTCCTGCTTTGAATTTACTAAGCAATACAGACGAATATATGTTCAATTTATTATTAACTCCAGGTTTGTTCTTAGCCGGTGGTAACGCTGCTATTAACTTAGGAGCTAATAATGCTGATCCAATTGCTTTGTGTGAAGGTAGAGCTGATGCTTTAGCAGTAGTTGATCCAGTACCTTACGGTGGTAATATTACAAGTGCTGCTACAGCTGCTAATGCTTCTAATTCTAGCTATGGTGCTACTTATTGGCCTTGGTGTCAAGTATTTAGTTCTGCTATGGGTAAGTTAGTATGGGTTCCTGCCTCTGTATTAATGGGTGGTGTATTTGCCTTTACTGATGAAGTAAGTGCTCCTTGGTTTGCTCCTGCAGGTATTACTCGTGGTGGTATTCCAAATGTAATTAAAGTAGAAA